GCTGAAGATAGACTAGATCCTTTTACATTATATAAACCACAAAATCATAAAGAGTGTGATAAAACAGTAGAATTAATTTTAAAACATATGAAAGATGAACTTTAGTAAATGGGAGTTAAGTTTTGGTTTGTTTAATGGTATATTATTAGGCTATAGACAGTATCCAGATTATGGGTCAGGAAAAGAAGATCACGTAATATACGTTGGAATATTTGATATTTGTTTAACCTTATATAACGAACAAGAATAATGGGATTATTTACACCAAGAATTCCGTACAAACCCTTCGAGTACCCAGAGTACTATACTGAAGGTTGGCTTAAGCAAGCTCAAGCATTTTGGTTACATACTGAGATACCTATGAGTGGCGATGTTAAAGATTGGAATGAGAGCTTAACAAGGGAAGAGAAAAACCTAGTGGGAAATATCCTACTAGGCTTTGCTCAAACTGAATGTGCTGTTAGTGATTACTGGACTCAAAAAGTTGTTAGCTGGTTTCCTAAGCACGAGATTCAACAAATGGCTATGATGTTTGGTTCGCAAGAAACAATACACGCTGTAGCTTACAGTTATTTAAATGAAACTTTAAAACTAGAAGACTATGAAGCGTTTTTACACGAACCTGCGACAGCCGATCGTTTTGATAATCTGGTTGCTTACAATGGCACTAGCCATGTTGGCATTGGAACTTCCTTGGCAATTTTCTCCGCTTTTGCTGAAGGCGTTAGCCTTTATAGTGCCTTTGCTGTACTTTATAGCTTTCAGCTACGCAACCTACTTAAAGGGATTGGACAGCAAATGAAATGGAGTGTAAGAGATGAAAGTTTACACAGCAAAATGGGATGCCAATTATTTAGGCATATGTGTGAAGAGGATCAAACCTTATTAGAAGCATGTAAAGAAGATATATACACAGCTGCTAAAACTATGGTAGAGCTAGAAGAAAAGTATATAGATAAGATGTTTGAAATGGGTGACATAGAGGGTATTAAAGCTTATGACCTAAAGCAATTTATTAGAAAAAGAACAAATGAAAAACTTATTGAACTCGGTTACAAAGAAATATTCAAGTTTGACGAAAAAGCAGCGGCTAACTTGGATTGGTTCTACCATCTTACTGGGGGTCACACTCACACTGATTTTTTCGCAATTAGGTCAACTGACTATAGTAAAGCGAATGAAGGTGATGATTTTGAAGATGTATGGTAAGTAAAGAATATATAATAAAGATGTTAGCTTATACGAATAAGTTAACATCATGGCAGAAGATTGCCTCAAGAATTGGTTATATGGGTGCTGGATTTTTAATCGCTGCTCAATGGACATTAGAGCCGATGCTATACATAGCGGGTTTTATATGTGTTATGATTCAAACAGCATCTCGTAAGCAATGGAACTTAGTAGTATTAAACGTAAATGGCCTAATGGCTTGGATAAATCACTTAATAAAATTAATATAAAATGTGGAGTAATAGATGGATAAAAGGACAGGACTACCCAAGTTGGGCAGATTCTGATGTTTACAAAAAAACAATACAAGGTGGATACTTGTTAGCAGATGAAACTCCAAGAGAAGCTTATGTTAGAGTAGCTAAAACAGTCGCCAGACGATTAGATCGTCCTGAGATGGCTGATAAATTTTTTGAGTATATATGGAATGGCTGGTTATGTTTAGCCTCTCCCGTGCTCTCTAACACAGGTACGGACAGAGGTTTACCAATAAGTTGTTTTGGAATAGATGTTGCGGATAGTATATCCGATATAGGCACAAAAAACCTAGAGATGATGCTACTAGCTAAACACGGAGGAGGAGTTGGAATTGGAATTAATCAAATTAGACCAGCTGGAGCTAAGATAACTGGGAACGGTACATCAGATGGTGTTGTTCCTTTTTGTAAAATATATGACTCAACGATACTAGCAACAAATCAAGGATCAGTTAGAAGAGGTGCAGCATCAGTTAATCTAAACATCGAACATGCTGATTTTGAAGACTGGATCGATATAAGAGAGCCTAAGGGTGATATAAATAGACAATCATTAAACCTACATCAGTGCGCGGTTATTGGTGATAAGTTTATGAGAAAACTCACGGCTGGAGATAAGGTTGCTAGAAGAAAATGGGGTAAGCTACTACAGAAGCGTAAAGCAACTGGAGAACCTTACATTATGTTTAAAGGTAATGTCAATAAGAATAACCCCGTAGCTTACAAGGAGAACGCTTTGAAGGTTTATATGACCAACATATGTTCTGAGATTACACTACACACGGATGAAAGCCATAGCTTTGTGTGTTGTTTGTCTAGTCTAAACCTAGCTAAGTATGATGAATGGAAGCACACTAATCTTATATACGATAGTATATTCTTTTTAGACGGTGTCATGGAGGAGTTCATACAAAGAGCTAAAGGTTTAAAAGGATTTGAAAATGCCATAAGATCTGCTGAAAAAGGTAGAGCTTTAGGGTTAGGCGTTTTAGGATGGCATACATATTTACAACAAAAATCCCTTCCATTTGAAGGACTATTATCACAATATGAAACAAGAAGAATTTTTAGTCAAATTAAAATTGAAAGCGAACGAGCTAGTATGGCTCTTGCTGAGGCTTATGGCGAACCTCTGTGGTGTGTTGGTACTGGTATGCGTAATACTCATCTTCGTGCCATTGCACCTACTGTCAGTAATAGTAAACTCAGTGGTAACATCTCACCGGGAATAGAACCTTGGGCCGCGAATGTATTCACGGATCAATCAGCAAAAGGTACGTTCATACGTAAAAACCCAACTCTTGAAAAAGTATTAGAAGAAAACAATTTAAATAATAAAAAAATATGGGACCAGATCTTAAAGGACGAGGGCTCGGTGCAGGACGTCAAAGCATTAGAGAAAATTACATTGGGCGATCACGACATACCGCTCAAAGAAGTCTTCAGAACTTTCAAAGAAATCAATCAGCTAGAGCTAATTAACCAAGCGGGTATAAGACAACAATATGTTGACCAATCTGTTAGCCTTAATCTAGCTTTCCCATCTGAAGCAGAACCTAAGTTTATAAACAAGGTTCATTTAGATGCTTGGAAAAAAGGCGTTAAGACTTTGTATTACATGAGGACTGAATCGGTTCTTAGAGGTGATATAGCTAAAGCAGCTATGGACGAGGACTGTTTGAGTTGTGACGGGTAGTTATAATTGATACACATAAATTAAATAATGAAAAATAAAATAACATTAGAAGAAATATTAGATCCAGTTCCAGTGCAAACATTTTTTAAAGAGTACTGGGGCAAAAAACACTTAATACTTAGAAGAAATAAATTCAAAAATTTGTTCACTTTCGACAACTTGAGTGATTATATAAATAGATACCCCTTTGTTAAGTCATTACAAGTAATAGATTACGACGATAAAGATGGTAAATTTTGTTTAGACAAATCTAGAAGTGGCAAGGATAAAACCGAAATACTTAGTAAAAATAAAATAGCGAATCTTTGGAGCAAGGGTAAAAGCTTTGTTATACCATTTGCAGAGTATGAAAATAAAGATCTCGTAGATATGTGCTTTGAATTTGAAAGATACTTTAAACAAGGCCAAGTGAATGTTTATGCATCTCCTTCAGCTGGATCTAAAAGTTACCCGGCTCATGGTGATGCTACAGAAAACTTTTTGTTTCATACGAAAGGTAAAGTTAAATGGACTATATACAAGGAGTCTATACCTGATAAACCTGAAACAATATTAGAAGAGTTTACGTTAGACGAAGGTGATATGCTATACATACCGCAATACCAGTATCATAAAGTTGATGCGATAGGTCCAAGGATTTTATGTAGTATTCATTTTTCTAATAAAGACAAGCAATCACTAGAAGCATTTAAAATATCATCCCTAAAGGACAACAAGAGGGCGGAATGGTTTGACTTCAACCCTACTAAAACAATTAAAAAAATAATCAAATCAGTTAGGTTTCCAATAAATTCTCAAAAATGGAAAACTCCTTACTTTAAAAACGGAATATAATTATGAAAGCAGGTAAAATATGGGGTGGAACAGAGATGATCCACAAAAATGGAGTTTTAGAATTTCACAGAATAGAGTTTAACGCTGGGTATAAATGCTCTGAACACGAACATAAATTCAAATGGAATGGATTTTTTGTAGAATCAGGAGAGATGATAATAAGAGTATGGCAAGATGACCAGGGCCTTGTAGATGAGACAATACTAAAAGCTGGTGACTTCACTATGGTTAAACCAGGTAAGTACCATCAATTTGAGGGTGTAATGCCTGGAGTTGCTTTTGAACTGTACTGGGCAGAGTTTAATCACGACGACATTAAACGTAAATCATCAGGAACAAAAATATAAACAAATGGAAAACCTAGTATCTAAAGAGTATAAAGAAATGCTCCAAAAAAAACACGGTAAAATAAATAGCCCATGGGGTGGAGCGGTAAGAGGACACGAAGATAAAATATATAAATACATGAAGCTATCTAAATCAAAATCCATATTAGATTATGGTTGTGGTAGCGGTGACTTAAAGAGGTCTTTTCTATGGGAGCACGGGGATGATTTAGGCTTTGATGTTCATGAATACGAGCCAGGAAGAGAGGGTTTTGACCATGACCCACCAGCTTGTGATGCTAGTGTGTGTTTTGACGTGATGGAGCACGTTGAGCCAGACTTAGTAGACAATGTTATAAAACATATTTATGACAAAACAAATAACTTTACAGTTCAAAATATAGCTTTAATACCAGCTAAAGGTGCTTTCCCTAATCACACTAACTTACATTTAACAATACAAAAATCCCCTTGGTGGCTTTTAAAACTTGGAAAATATTGGGATTTTCTTGAAGTATCATCAAACAAAGGAGCTTTATATTTTGTAGCAACTAAAAAACAAAAATTATGAGAATATTTATTGGACACGATTCGAGATTTAAAGACGTCACAAAAGTCTGTGAAGCGTCTATTAGGAAATATCAACCAGACGCTGACATAACTTGGTTAGATAAAGAGCATTTAAAAAAACATGGATTCTATGGTAGAAAAGATGTAGAAGGAGAATCAACAGAGTTTTCATTTACTAGGTTCTACGTACCAATGATTTGTAATTATCAAGGTACGGCAATGTTCTGTGATAATGACTTTTTATGGAAATGCGATCCTAATGAAATGAGAAGATACCTAAAGAAAAGCATGGCTTTAGTTAAACATAAAGATTATGTACCTAGAGATATTAAAATGGATGGCGTACAGAATAAGTCTTATCCAAAGAAAAACTGGAGCTCTTTAATGATATTTAATAACAAAGAGTTTAAGAATAAACTTTCAAAAGAATACCTAGACAACGCAACCCCATCTCAACTTCATGAGTTTAAATTCATTAATGATAATGATATTTTTGACTTACCAAGTAGATACAATTGTTTAGTTGGATACCACAACGCAGATAAAGCCAGAGCATTACACTACACTAACGGAACACCTTTATTTGACGCTTACAATAAACCTGGAAAATATGCAGAGGAATGGTTAGAGACATACAAGAGCTTGTAAGGGGTAAATCTATAGTATTCGTAGGGAACTCTGTAGAGATAATGCACCACAAGCTGGCTAAGGAAATAGACAAGTATGATATTATTGTTAGATTCGGTAGAGCTATACTAGCCACGCCAGAACAAGAAAAATCACTAGGCTCTAGGGTGGACATATGGGTTACGGGTCAATTTAGGTCACCGTGCTACAACAATAGAAGAGAAGACTTTGAGACCGGTATATTTAAAGATGTGCAAATCTTGCTAAATAGATGTAGAGGTAACTTTAGACTGAAAGATTGGATAATTGAGGATAGATTACCTGAAGGAATGGAATACACTCAAATGTATACTGATGAAGAGATTGCTGAGGTCATGATGACTTTTGATAAAGACATGTATAACCCCAGTGAGTTTAGGCCTAGTGCTGGATTTTTAACCATATTATGGTTTATACAAAAAGTAAAAACCTACGCAAGTATAGACTTAGTAGGTTTTGATTTCTTTGCTAAAAGTGTTGGTGATGTTTTAGGGAAGGATAAGAGAGGTAGAATAAGTGCTTCTCCTCCTCATAGTTGGCATTTGCCAGTTTATATATTAAATAGATCAGCCCACGATAGAAATATGGAACAACAGTATGTTTCTTACCTAGAAAGAAAAGGAATGCTTAAATGGCATGTCTTAAGTGATCTTAAAATAAAAGAGATAGAATATGATGGGTGGATGACAAATGAAAAGCTTACCAAGACCGCACCTAAGAAATCTAAGGTATCAAAAATTTTACCAAGAGCACAAAAAACTAATCTTTAGTCTCTTTTTCTTGGTGGACCTTTAGATACAGGTTTAGTTGCATTCACTGATGATCTACCTGCATTATTGTAATTTATAGTAGGTGGTTTATTTATAATAGGATTATTAGGGTTTTGATAAACTCTAATGTTATTGTTACTATTTACAATTGGTTTACTATTGTTATTCCAATTGGTATTTCTAACAGTTACTTTTTTACGTTTAGAAGTTTCTATCATAGCTGCGATACCTCTTCTATCTTGTGTAGTCATAGTGCTACCTCTTCTACCACTAACATAAGATACTTCCCGATAATTATTAAAACCAAACCAACCATAATTATTATAGTTCCAGTAATTCCAGCTAGGTACACCAAAAGCCCAATGGTTCCAAAATGCGTCTCTATTCCAATATACATCAAACGAATTATAAGGTCTCCACATATTAAAAGTGTAGTTAGACATATACCAAGTGTAAGGTTGGTTTTTAGCGTATTGAGCAAAGTTCCACCTAAAAGTAAAATCAGTTCTCATCTTCCAGTTTAACTGACGATAAGTTAGCGTGTCTATTTTGACTGTACTAGGTATGTTGAGGTAGACCACCTCGGTTGGTTCGTGATTTAAAGTAGATAATCTGTAGCTAGAACAACTAGCTAAAGAAATAACTAAAAGAGTTAAGAAAAAGGCTACTACAAAAATTCTACGTTCAAAATTAGTTAATTTCATTTATTTTATTTTATTACATTATCATGTATCTAGTCGATCTAGACCCAGGGCTTCTATAAGCTTTCAGACATCTTTTTCTGTTAGCCTCTTCACTCACGTAACTAACATGAACCCAATTAGGGTTATCATCAGTTCCAAACTCCCATATCAATTGATCAAAAGACAAGTTCTTACGTATATAACTATGCATTTCAGCGTTGGTCATGTAGGAATATGTATCATCAATGTCCATAGCTTGGCCTGAACAGTGTTGGGAACTTTTACTCCCACCGATAGCTTTGTTAAGTTTTTCGCCTCTATAAAAAGAGTTTATTTTTATTGGACCCCCAACCGCTTTTCTTAGTGGTTCAAATATTTTTTCACAAATTAACTCCATGTTAATAATGTGATCGCTAGTAGGGTAGTTGTCAAGTCCCAGCCGTTTCGCCGTTATGCTATACACTCCTTCTTTAATACTAACGTGTTTTGAAAGTTTCATATTACTTCCTACCTTTACGCGCGTTGCCTTTTAAAGCACCTCCGACGTCCCCTATTTGATTACCAACCTCTTTGATAGCTTTACTTATGTCTTTAAGTTCTGCAGTCGTTAGATTGTATCTTTTTTTAATCTCTTTATAGGTTGCTACAGCTTTCTCGTCTACTGTAGTTTTACTCATAACCCAATCCCAAAACATTTCTGATATTTTTTTCATCTTTTGTCAAATAATTTAATTGTTATCCCAATCGTTATACCACCTAAAGTGGTTGCTAATAAGTCGTCGGGATCAAACCTATTACCGCGTTGCTGGGAATCGATAACTTCTTTCAAAGTACCGGCAAGTATGCTCGTTGCAAACCCTCCCCATCTAGCTTTCTTTTTGTCTTTTGTTATTTTATATATCAATTCATAACCAACTGCACCACTAATTACACCAGCGGCATAATGTAGTTGTTTATCCGGTGTTATCTGCGCACTTGCATTGATTGCGGCTATTACAGCAAGTATAAATAGTATTATTCTCAGAACTTAGAAGCTGTATTAATTTCATCAATAGCTTCTTGTACTTTTTTTAAATCAACTGGTATTAGTAAGTCTAAACCAGCTTTCCAGGTTTTTGTTTTTAAGCCATCTTTAAATATAATTAAAGTAGGTGGCATTCTAACTCTATATTTCTTCTTTGTATTTGGTGCTAAAGCTATGTTTACTCTATAAAATATAACATCTTTAACCTTGTCCCAATCCGCGAAACAGTTGTCTTTATTAAACTCTGCCCAAAACTCAATTAAAACAGGTTTGTGATTGTCATCACCAAAAGCTTGTCTTTCATTGATCTTATCCTCAAAATCAACATCTGTTATCCATAAGTTTGCCGGTGGTTGAGGCATCTGAGCGGTGGCGCTTAGGC